TTAGTTTTATTTATTTTATTTTTATTTTCTTTTATTTTATTTTCTTTTGTAGGGTTTTTCTCGGATTTACTGGGGTTTTTCTCGGATTTACTGGGTTTTTTCTCGGAAAAACTCTCTTTTGGGTGCACTTTAATAAACCCTAACGTCGCTTCTTCGTTTAAAATCCAAACGCTGGGTTCCACAAACACGTCTCTTTTTGTGGATTTTTTTGCTTCCTGATAACGTGTTTGTATTGATGCAGCAGTAAGTAAGTTGTCCGCCGAAAACCGTGTGTTATCAAACAGTGACTTGCTTGCGAGGAGCTGTACTATCTGCCTTGTCTTGCCCTCCGGCACTCCCGTGTCTGCACTTGCGCAGCACACTAAATCATCATCGTATGCGATATAGTAGCCTTTGCCTTTGTAAATCTCACAAAGCAGGTAAATGTAAATTATTATCGCATCAGTGCCATATTCCGAGCCTCGTATAATCTTGATTTTTCTATCCGAAAAAAAGTCCACATCAAAAGGAAAGTACGACAAACCGTCGCATTGAGGTCTTGCCATCGCTACCTCCTTGACTTTGTGTTAAGCCTGAGCTTTTTACATAAGTATTCATCAAGCTTTATACCGTAGATGTAGTTTTCTTCAAACAGCTCTTTTTCTCTGATATGCGCCTCCATGTGATGTTCATGACATAGAGCGATTGCTCTCATTCCTATGTGGACTGTTTCCTCACGATCTCCGCCTATGCCTATGCGGTCTACATGGTGTACTTCCGCTCGTGCGTTGCATATAGCACATTTGCGATGTTCAAGGCACATATACAGATATTTACCTATATCATCTGTTTCGTGCAGTAACGTGTCTTTTGTTGGCACGTCCCAATGAAAGCAGAACTCTATCAGGTGTGTTATAAAGTCCTTTGCCGTTGTCATATCGACATCGGACAGCGAAAACCATTCGCCGTCGTGACGCTTGATGTAGTCCCACGTCATGTATGCCCTAATAAATTCAGGCTCATGCCCGCTCCACAATGCAATGTCACGAACGATAGCGAATATCTTTCTTCTTTGGTCGGCGGAGATCCTGCGACCGTCATTCAGCCGCAGTTCTACACTGCCGATATGCTTTTGTATCAATTCCCGTTCTATGCTTTCGGGAAGTTCCAGCAACAGCTTATTGCCGTGCTTGTCAAATTTAAGTATCTTTCCGGTCGTTATCATCTGCTGTATCACGCTCCTTGTGAGTGTGCATATACACATATACGCCGTTAGGACCTATGTTTCTGTAAATAAAGTCATCGCATTTTTCTTTAGACAGATGATTTTTCTCTGCCTGAATTTCGTAGGCGTATTCGCCTGCAATTTTCTTTTTTGCGATGCGTTCCTTGATGTCGGCTTCTGTGTGATTAGCCTCTATCATATACAGGTCGTAATTGCGGGCTGTAACGCCGTTAAGATTGTTTGTGTCGGTGGCATATATCATCTTGCCCTTGTCACCAAAATGTAGCTTATAGCCGCAGTTTGGTACGTTGTGCTTTAGCGGTACAGGGATTATATTGCATATCCCGTAACCGTACATCTTGCCGTACTCGAAAACATCAATTCGGCGTTTGGATATACCCATATCTAAAAGCACAGGAACAAGCCAACCGCAACAACCGAAACGCAGTAACGGTCTGTCCCTTGCAAGACTTCGTATCGAAGCTTTGTTGAAATGGTCTGAATGAATGTGTGTAAGCAATACAAGCTTCAGCTTGTCCGCATAAGGACGTATCAGCTTGTAGCTTACACCGCAGTCAATCAGAATGTTATCTTCGATAACCACCGCATTGCCCTGCGAGCCGGTGGAGATTATCTCGTACTTAATCATAAGTCTTCAAGGTTTATATTCTCTACAACATCAGCAACTTCGGGCTGTGTTACTTCGTTATTACTTACAAGGTGCGGTTCTGCGGGCATTACGTCCGCTTCGGTTGCGATATTTTCAAAGCCGTCAGAACTACGCTGAAGAACGTTGTTATCGTGTTCAAGCGCTACTCTCAGCGGTTCTACCGCCATTCCGCCCCACTTGCTGATCAGCTGACGTATCATAGTCTTTTTCGCCATATCATCAAAGCTTTTGTACCAGAACGATGAGTATTTCCACATCTCGTTTGCCGGGATTTCGTTGTTTATCAGCTTTGCATACGCATCTTTACTAAATGCAGGGCTGTACTTGTCTGCATACACAAGCATTTTATCCTTGCTCCAGTACAGCGTTTTTCTGAATCCGTCAACGTACTCAAACATTGCGTAATATCCGATAGTGTCTGTCTTATCACGCTTTTCTTCGTTTTCGATGAAGCTCGCTTCAAATTCTTCCATCAGCGGATCCCAGCGTATCAGTTCGCCGTCCTTGATTTCGTGGACAATGATTTTGCGGTACATACCGCTACGCACTGCAAGCTGTATGTAGCCTTTGTAGCCAAGAACAAACTGTGCGTTGACGCATTCGGGCGAAATCAGATTACGATTACGGTCATACTTTGCTTTCTGCTTGAACGGTACTAAATAGAACTGACCAAGCTGTGGTGACGGCGAAAGATTAAGGCTTTCGCCGAGGAGTGCGCCTGCTACAATCGTAGATGTTTCGCACTCCTGCAACTGCGGATTGACCGCTACCGCAGATGTGATTGACGCAATAAAGCGTTTTGCCCTTTCGGGATCGGCAAGCGTGTTGCGTATCAGATTCTGATACGTTGGTGTGCTTATCGCCACCGAAAATTTAGGCTTCTTCTCGACCGGTGCATTATAACTGCTCATACTTTTTACCTCCGTTTTTTAAGAAATCGTTTGCCAAGAAATTCTTTACAAGTTTTACTCCTTCAAACGAACCATAAACAGCGAATGCAACACGGTACAGCTTTGCAGGCTGTTCCTGTGCTTCGGCAACAGTAGGCGGTGCAATCGCTTCCTGCTGTTCTTCGCCGTAACTTTCGACTGCCTCATCGACACGAGCCTCAGCCGCTTCATAGATTGTCTGCTGTTCCGCCTGCTGTCTGGCTCTCTCTGCTTCTTCTTCGATAGCCTTTTTGCGTTCAAGCACCGTCTGAATGGAATACGCAACATTGACTGTCCGCTTGTATTCAACGAGGATTTCCGGCTGTAATTCCTGGGGCTGAGTGCCGATAAGCTTCAGCTCGTCCGCTATTCTGTCAAGATATGCAGCAGCCTGTTCCTTAAGCTTTTTGGTACTTGCTGAAAGCGTTACCGTGATACCGCTTTTTTCGTAGGGGACAAAGTCAATACCCAGACTTTCTGCATACTCGTCATAGTATGCTCTGATTTCCTTTTCCTTGTTAGCCTTGATTGCGTTTTCGACAATTGCAATACGTCCCTTGAGGATTGCATCCGTCTGCTTATAGATATTCGTTACGCATTCGGTATACACTTCCTCAAATCGCTCATACGGCGACATAACCGCACGCTTGACCTCTTTGCGCTTTTCTTCAAGCTCGCTGAAATCTTTGTTAAGATCTGCTCTGAGGCTTTTGATTGCCTTGACTGTAGCATCATTACAGTCAAGCGCTAAAACGTGCTGCGTCTTAGCGTCGATTTCAGCTTTGATAAGCTGTAATCTTTCTTCGATTATCGGCAACTGTTTAATTGTGATAATCTGACCTTCCATTATGTGTAGCACCTCCTAATGTTTCTGACATCATTCTGTCTATGACTATCTGTTCTGCAATCAGCATAACAGCATAATCTATCGTTAATCTTGCTCCGTCCGCTTCTCCTTCTCTTTCTACGATGCGGAAAAGCTTTGCGTGAGCCTTCGGCAATGCCACCCAGAACTCGCTGTCTGCAACAGCGCCTATTCTCAGCATTACCTGTGTTTTCAGCGACATCGCCATATCTTGACATTCCTTTCCGAATGTGATATACTCATCACAGTAGCACTTTTATATTTATTTCTTTGGCTGTCCTTGTGACAGCCTTTTCTTTTTAATATCCCTCGATAAGCTCAACATCGCTCTCGCATTCGGGGCAGTAATATTCGGTCTCGTATGCGGGTTGTCCCCAACATTCGCCGCGATAATCCTTAACCGCCTTTCTCTCGTCCGCCGAGCCCTCCCATCCACAGTTTTCGCATCTATACATATTTACACCTCCTTCAAAACAGTTTTGTTTGCTCAAAATTGTCTTGATGGGCTTCTTTAGCCTCATCAATTTCATCTTGAGATATAATCCCTTTTTTTATGAACTTATCTATCCTGCGTTGATAAACAGGAACGATTTCTTCAGCATCAGCATTAGCAATCATCTTCAGATATTTTTTCTTCTGACTTTCTAATCTTGCTTGCCGTGCTTCTGATTTTTTTTGTTTGACAGCTTTAATGTTATCGCTATCATGTACTACGGTAATGCCGTTGCTGATATCTGTTAAGTCTTGCATCAAATCCCGAGTTTCCTTTCGTTCCGCCCGAATATTTATTACATCGACCTCGAAATACACACCGTGATATTCTGCAAAAAACAATTGACTGGAATACCTATGCCTAACTTTATTCAATATCTGACTCTGCTTGGTTTTAGCAATTATTTCACATATCTCAATAGGTGCAGGTTTGCTCAAAAGCTTTTTGCCTTTAATTATGCTTGTTTGAATTTTTTCTTCTCTGCAAAAGCCTTCACCTTCTGCGATTATTCTCTTTGTTATGATATCGTAAAACACATTGCCTTTTTTCCCACTAAAGTTCTTTTTTAAAACGCTACAGTACGAACAATCATATCTTGTACAAACATCAATCGGATCGTAGTTCTGTTCCCAACAATCTTTCGATGCGTTAAATCTGCAATGCAGTTTACAGACTCGCCCATCTTTTTTCGTGGCAAATTCAGCAAAAAGCCTCTCTTGACGCTTTTCTTCTAAATCATTCACTTTGTCCAAAGATTTATTGTAATCGTACAACTCATCTATTTGGTGACAAGCACAACTTATAAACGGTATTTTAGCATCTCTTAGCAAAGGATGATTTAGTTCGCAGTTATTTTTATGGTACGGGCAATTGATTGTAGGATTATCGTTTTCTATAGACCAAACTATACCCTGATAGCTCATATTACCACATCCCCAAGAGTTACCTTTGATATGTAAGCCGCATGGAGTAGAAAATAACAATGTATTTTTATAATTATACTTATATTCAAATCCTCCGTAAAAGTCATTCCAGTCACTTACATAATCGGGATGGTTTTCTTTTGTATATCCTTCCGCAAGCAGTTTCTGAGTTAGTTTATTGATAGTCATATTCCAACACACGGACGCATTCCGAAAAAATCTTCCATTTTATCTCGTAGCTCGTCTTTATCAACGCCGTATTCTTTAGCTATGCAGTTTTCGCAGGTGGGATTTTTATATGCAAGAGCTTTATCACAACGCTTGTCCCATGAATTTATTTGTGAGCCACACGCAACACAAAACTCATCGAGCCATACAACTCTTGCCCCCATTATCTTTCACGCCTCCCTACCATATCCCTGTACCAAGTCTGCGCCAGCCACCCAAGCCCGTACCAGACCGCAACAGCGACTATTGCAACGGGGAGCATTTCGCCGCCTATCGCCTTGTAGCCACGCTCTGCAAAAGAAAGCGCTGACAGCGGAACATATACCGCTAAGCCCGCAAATGCTGTCACCCATATTCGCAACAACTGCGCAACAACGAAGGCAATCACCTTTTTAATTTTCATCCTTTTTACACCTCTTTCTGTGCCAAAAGCTTAGGTATGCTTGTCCTTTTTATTGCCGCTTCAATTTCGATGATCTTATCACCGAAGATTGAAACTCTCGTCCAGGTGCTTCCCGTAAGTATCGCCGCCTGATATTTTGGATATTTCGCCGGCAGTACGGTATAAAAGCGACCTTTATAAAGAAACCTGCTCGTTACCGGTCTGTCCTTTATTTTCGACATTGCTTGCTATGGACGCTTTAGCTCGTAAGCCGTCCAAGGCGTTTCTTGCTATGCGTTCAAGGATTTTCGGTACTTCCTCGGTTCTGCAACAGTAGTCTGTTGCTATCCTGACTTTCGTGTTGCCGATCATAAACTCTTCGGCAATCTGTGGCTCTGCGCACTCCATAGCCGACACCTCCTTTCGTCATTTTATTCGCCGTAGGCTTGCCCTTATGTAAAACGCCCTGTTTTTTCCGCTTTTTCGAGGCTTACCAGGTTTTCATCGGCTCTGCGGCGGAACTCAAGTAACTGCTCTTTAAGCTTCGGGATAAGAGGCCGTTTGTCCTCGCTTAACTCGCCGTCCTCCATAAGAAGAGATAACTGCTTGATTACGTCGTCCATTTCGTAAATGGAGTTTTGTAATCTCAGTAAGGCTCTTTCGGCAGGCATCTGAGGCGGTGTCTCTCGGCAGTCCTTGCCGAGCGGACATTCATTAGCACAGTACCACTGCCGCAGTTCAGGTTCATTGTAAGCATCTGCCATAAGAGCAACAACGATGTTCGGCGGTCTGTTTATATCCAGCTCGTACTTCTTCAAGCTGTCTTCCGTCACGCCTGGGATCACCTCTGAAGCTCCTGCTCGTGTGAACAGTTTTTCGTTAAACTTTGCCGCTCTCATTCGGGCTTCAAAGTATCTGTTTCCGCAAGCTTTCGTCGCCTGTTTCGACATTTAATTTCACCCCTTTCGATACTATAATAAATACAGAAAGTCAATCTTTTTTGTTTGCTTTCTGTTTTCCGCCGAGTGTAGCTTGTTGTTCTACTGAAATGTCAGCCTTTGGTGGCAACATTCTTACTCGGCGTTTTGCTTAGCTTGAAATTTCAAGGACGCTTGCGATTGCATTTCTCATTCGGTCGCTACTGCGTTTGTTGCTCATAAAGCCGTAAAGACTTCCAAGCGGATAACCTATCTCTTTGGCAAGCCGGTCATACTTCCAACCTCTTATTGCAAGCTGTTTTTTCACTTCCGCTATAAATAAGCGGTTATCACGCATTTAAACACCCCTTTTCAGACTTTTTTTGTAAGGAAACTTGACAAATGAGGTAAAAAGTAATATCATATACTTGTGAGGATATATGATATATACTTTTTACTCAATTGCTTGGTTGTAAGGGAAGAGGTCTGTCCTTTTCGCTCACATATCGCTCGTCTTTCCGAGCTGTCATCAC